TCAAAGGATCACCAGCACCAGACCACATATCGTGATTGCCTCCGATTAAAACCATAGGGTTCATCTCTTCGATCAACCACTCAACAAGCTTCCAAGCTGTTTTATGTGATGTATCCTGTTCGCCATAAAGACGCCCTAATCTACCCACCCAGTTATTCTGTTGATCTCCAAGTGAGCAACCATAGATGCCTTCGTTGCTTTGGATTATATCAAGATGTTCTCTAAGAGAATCCCAATCGCAATGATTATCGTCAATGTGAGGATCACCTAACCACAACAAGCCAATAGGCTCGTCTGTGTGCATCCTGATCTTAGACCATTTCTTTGATTCACGATGCTTCTTACGCTGCTTAAACCTTGTGTGCAAATGATCTACAATGTCATCAACAGGTATATCATCATCTATTTTAACAGGGGATGTGTATCCAATGTCATAATCGTCAATAATGCCAGCAGCTTTACCAGCTCTCAGTCTATACTGCAAAGTGCTTCTAGCAATACCGGACTCTTTTGATGCGCTTCTTGTGCCGCCATACTCCTTAACAAGCTCATAGGCTTGTACGATCAAGTCCATTTTACTTTCTGACAAAATGATTCCCCTAAATAATTAACGTGCTCGCCATTGCTGCTTTAAATATTAGGAATAAAAACAATAACAAAGCAACCCCTAAAACAAAAGCAACAATGCCAAACATTTTTACATTTTCTATAAATTCGTTATGACGCATTTGCGCTTCCTTTCTTGCCTTCGCCGCTGCCTCTCTTTGCTCTTGGATACGCTTTTGCCGTTCGGCAAGTATGCCAGCCCACGTTCCATGTCCAAAACGCATATCGACCATTGACGCCACTTCTCTGAGGCTTTCTTGCGCCAGTTTAGCGTCGATGATCTCTTTTGCCACTGTATCAACACCGAACTGATCTCCTAATCCAGTACCAGATTTTCTATTTCTGGCTTCCTGAACTTGTTTTTCTCCAGAAAAAAGACCATCAATAGCACCAGCTATTTCACCAATGTCTTTTGCTGTACTGATGTTTGATTTTATAAAAGATACTGACTGTTGCACAAGAGCAATACCAGCTAAAACGGTAGAGACTGGTTCCATTAAGACAACATCCCTTCTTTCAAAGGTTGGCAACGCCATGACATTGGCATAAGGCTATTGCTCATTTCACCAACATCTCTTGCCATTTGAAATGCACGTTTCTTACATTCTTTTTGGGTGGAATACGGCCCCCGAACATCGTGAAACTCGATACACTGAGTAGGGTCTGCTATCGCACAAGCTAATAGAATTGCCTTAAACATTATCTTTGCTTGCCATCGCCTTTGATATGCGAATGATACCAAGGATAATAGCAAGAAGCGCAATGACCAACGCAAGCCACTGGTTTAGAGGAGCCAACCAGATAGGTGCGGTAATCCCTGCGGTCACGATAGATGCGTCTGTCGGCAAATCTTTCATCAGTCACTCTTTGGATTAGCAAGTCTAAGTTCTGCTGATACTGACCGTTCCATCTTCATTAAACTTGAACTTTATTATGGTTTAACAACTGATAGCTTGATCCACCATCCGTTGTTTGAAACTCAAGGTTGTGTCTATAACCACGACTGAAAAATGTTGGGTATCCGGTGAATGAAGTTGAAAAAGTGGGGTGGAAACTTGTTCCTCGTTCAATTCTGCCATTTATCGTTGGAGCTAAAGTAGTTCGATCTAAAGTAATTTGGTCTGAAGCATAAGGAATTGCAGCATTTCCGTGTTGGCTGTGAATCTGCAAATTAAAAAACTTAGAACTATAAGTCGCTGTAGATAAATCATAAGCTGTTGACAGATCAGCCTGTTCAATAGCACTAAGGATTCCAGCGTTCCTATTAAAAAACATTTTTGTACCATCTGAATTAAAAAACATATTTCTTATGTCAGTATTATAGGTTGGCGCATTTGTAAAATTAGACACGGCAATTACTTCTACAAAAGAAGCAGTACTCACATCAAATCCAGTTGATAAACTGTAAGTATTAATGTCATTACCAGTCCCACCAGACAAAAACATTTTTGTACCATCTGGATTAAAGGTCAATGCATATGGTGCAGTGTCTTCACCAGCAATAGAAAATTGTGAATCATAGCTTATTGATCCAGAGCTAGTGTCATAAGGTGTAGAAAGATGAAATTCAACAACAGCGTCAGCAAAAGTGCCTCCCATAAGCAACTTAGACCCATCATTATTAAATGTCATAAAAGTAACATTACCTAAATTTACTCCGGGGGCAGGTATATTTCCAAGAGAAGTGCCATAAACAGAAGCAGTTCCAGTACCTAAATATATTTTATTATCAAAACTTTCGCTTGTATCATCAAAAGGAATTGCAAGATTGTATGTAATTAATGCATCACCCGATGTGTCTAATGTATACATTTTTGTTCCATCAGAATTGTATATTTTAAGTTCATTGTTAGTTAAAGCAAAGCCCATACTTGAATCAAAATGCCAAGTATCCATATCATCTACAGAGCTTGCGCTATTGTCATAGCCGGGGATAAACGAATAAGTAAAACGCTTGGTTGTTGTGTCAGGTGTGCCAAAAGTAACGGCGGTTGCCGCTGTAGTTGTACCAGCGTCAAAAAATGAGTTGTTACCACTGAGATCAAGCGTAACATTACCGCTTGATGCAACAGTAACAGGCGCACCTTTAGGGTTTTTTATTAAATCTGCAAAATTTCTTGCTCTTGTCACACCGCTCTCCTATGGTTTTGCAGGCCATACAACAGTAGTTAAACTGCTGTATAACTCAGTTATATCACGCAATGCCTGACGGTATGTAGCTTGTTCTACGGTCATTGTAAGATCAGAGGAAGCCCACCAATCTGTTTCAGATATTAGGCGATCTCTCACTTCTCTTAAAGACGCTAATTCACGAACAGATTGAGAAGGCATAGAGGCAAGAAATTCAGTTTCTTGTTCACTAGTAAGTGTAATAATTTCTGTTTTTGGAGTAAGCTTTCCTGTTTCTTCGTTAACAACAGATAAATCTACCTTCATTGTTTTTATCATACTGGGGTACTCCTTATTCCATATACAGAAATAAATCCTTGGTTATTAAAATTTGTACTGCTATAAAAACGAACACCACGCATACCAGATCCAAGATTCAATGCGCCTGCTGGATTTATTGAAGCACCGCCAGTTACAGTTTCATGCACACCAGTATTATTTAGATTAACTAAGGACCAAGTAAACATTGGCATAGTATCTGCGCTACTACCAAAATTCATATTTCTTCCATATACATACATAGACCCTCTAATACCTCGGTTGTCGTTTGCTCCCGAAGTAGATGAACAGATTTGTATTGCTGTCGTACCTGCACTAACAAACGATCTTGTACCATTTGTTAATTTATCATAAAAATATGCGTTAGTTGAAGATTCAATACCACCCGATGAATTTATAACTTGAACATAAATTTCATTGTTAGTTGCAGCAACATCTAAATTAAAATCAAACCGATAGGTATCATAAGCTGTTGGTAAATTATCAAAATCAATTACTGTTGGCGAACCTGAAGGTATTACTTGGCTAATTAATACTTCGCTTAAATCACCGTTAGTTACACTAACATCGCCAGCAATTGTCACGCCAGTGCTGCTCGTATTTAGCTTTTCAGCATTATCATAGTAAAGTCTTACTTCACCATCGTCTTGAATTATGATTCCTTGTTCGTTGGGTTTGGCTTGAATGTAAATATCACTGCCATCATCGCCATCAACATTATTGCGGATATATAAAATGCCATCGTTGTTATCAATAAAAGCGTTGGTGCCACTGTGATAAATTTCTAAATCACCACCAACACCACCAAATAATGCTTTGTTGTTTTGCCCAAAATCAATATTGTTTGAATTAACATCAAGCGTCCCACCCAATTGCGGGGTTGTATCATCAACAACAGATGCAATACCACCAGCAGGGACATTATCAGCAACCCAATTAGCCCCATCATATTTTAGAAATTGACCAGTAGTTGCTCCAGAAGTATTAACATCATTTGCATCGTTAATACTAAAGTTAGCTAACTGAAATATACCATAACCAATAATATCAACAGTGTCGTTAACAGCCGCTGGACTTATGAGAACAATAGAGGTTCCATTAGTAGCAGTAAAATCTGTAGTTTCAATAAGCTTAACACCGTTTAAGTATACATCTACAAAACCTACATCATAAGTTGCAGCAAATGTAGTCTGACCTGCTGTTGCAGTGTAATTAACTCGTTGTGCAGTTCCGTTTACACTAGATGAAGCAGCTACCCAAGCTATACCATTGTAATTTTTTAATACACTATTAGCAGTATCAAACCAGAGATCACCTGTTGTTGGTGATACTGGTGCTGTCGCTGAAATAAAGTAGGTGTTAGCAAAAGAATTAATGTCAGTTAGATTTGTTGCAACAGTGTTGACGTTGGCAATAGACCCGCCAACAAGATCAACATTAGCAATGCTATTTGCAACAGTATCAATTTCTGATGTAACCTCGTTAAGATCGTTAGCTACTGTAACCACTTTGGCTACTTCAGCCGCAATTGCCGAGATATCAGATGCGTTTGTAGCCGCAGCAGTAACGTCAGCAGAAATACCAGCTACAGTCGTGATGTTGGCAGAGATGCCAGCCGCAGTTGTTACATCAGAGGATATGCCAGCCACAGTAGTTATGTCTGCGCTAGACATACCAGCCACTGTAGTTACATCAGCAGAGATACCCGCAACAGTATTGACGTTAGCAATGTTGGTTGAGACTGTGCCAATATCGGTTGTGTCACCAGCTACTGCGGTCACATCTGCCGAAATACCAGCTACAGTAGTCACGTTACCTGAGATACCAGCAACAGTAGTCACGTTGGCGTTATTGCCAGCCACTGTGTTAATGTTAGATGTGTTTCCGGCCACCGTGTTCACATTAGCTGTGTTACCAGCAACAGTTGTGACATTTGGCGCAATACCAGCTACTGTCGTTACATTTGCCGCAATAGCTGCCGTGTCACTAATAGCATCTGTAGCTACAGTGCCATCCTCGATGTCAGCAAGCGTAGCAATGTCAGCGGCCAGCGACACCATAGTTGCGACCCCGGCAACTGTCGGCCCCTTAACCGGGTTGCCGTTGGTATCAAACGCCATAACCGTATCAACGCGGTCTGCCTTTGGCGGCAGCGTCATATTCAATGTGCCACCGTCGGCTACCAAAGCGGGATCATAGACCGGCGCTCTCATTGAGCGCTGGCCTTCTTCGGCTAACTGCTGGTTAATAATTGTCAAAGCATCAAGCTGTTCATTAAGGCTAGACGCAAGCAAGTCACCGGCTGTCACAAAGTCTGTGACGCGCTCAATGTCTCTAGCACCGATAATGATAACAGTGTCTGATGCCGTTGGTGTTGTCGGAACACCAGACCCAGTTACAAGCGTGACTGATCCAGTGCCATTGGCGTTGACGGTCACGGTGTAGTCTGTTGTTAGTGTCAGCGATGTGGTGTTGAAATAAACGGCTACATCGTTTTGATCAAGCACCTCAAACGAAAAGGCATACGGCCCAACACCCGCTGACCCGGTAAACACGACACGTCGTGTAATTGCGTTGATATTGTAATCTGCCATTTAATGCCTCACATTCTGCCGTGAATAATACACCATTTACTGATTTTCCGCTACCCGCTCTCGCAGTTCTGGGTATTGAACCATTGTGATCTTGCGAGCCGCGCTGGAATATTTGTTATAAATTGCTTTCATCGCGTCTAGCTTGTCCTCTTTAGTTTCTAGCTGGTCATAAATTGGCGAATACAACAAATCTGACAGCGCGTCTTTTAACGTAGGCAATGAAGGATCTGGCTGGTTCAATGCGTAGATCAACGAATTGTATTGCTCGTTATTAAGAATAACACCGCTGATGCGCTTGCTCGGCATCGACAAGCCATCACCAAGCTCCATCATTTCCCGGTCAAGCCCTTCATATTTTGCGTCCATAATCCTGATAGGCGACCACATTTCCCAGCCAGCCCCGCTACCTTGTGTGCGAACCTCGCCCCATAGGTTTAGGGATGGTGGCAAGTCAGCGCTAAACATAGGATGCCGAGCCTTGGCCTTTTGGATGGCTGTGTAAAAACCCCTAGCCATCGGGTTAAGCAATGTTGGGTCATCACCAAAAAATCCCTCGCCCGGAAGCAATGTACTTGATGCTGTTGGATCCATAACACGCTCAACGCCAGCCCCCAAAGCTGATACGGTTGGGATGACTTGCATAAATGCTGTGGTCGCTCTTTCAGCAAAAAACGACTGCGCCTCGTCGTAGGCTAGTTTAGGATCAGTGTTATTTATGATCCGGGCCAGATCCGACACGCCATCCAAGAATGGCTGCTGCATTACATAGTTATACAAACCAAGCGCGGCGGCTGTTGTTAGATTTTCTAGTGTGCCGTTATCATCCTCATACTGCGCGTAATACGCATAGTCAGCCGCCATAGCCAGCAAGCCTGACAGCGGGTCGAGGCGCGAGTAAGTTACGCCGCGATATGTGCCATCATCCATTTTAAAATTAACTGTG